CATGGAACCGAGTCTCGATTGCTGCTGCCGTCTGCGTGACAGTTGACTTAATCTCGTTGGTTTGCGTCTGCCCACTAGGATCGGTGTAGGTATCCTCCATAGAGGCGATTGCCTCTATCATGTCGTTCGTCTGGTTGATTGCAGTCTTTGTAGCATACGTGCGCTTGCCGACCGAGCCTTGCATGACCCAGTTGGTGCCGTCGTAGACGAACAGCACGGTTTCGCCTGCCGCCCACGCGCCGCTGCCGACCGCCGTGCCGTCCTCTCCGACGATGCTCTTAGCGCCCTTCGAGTTGACGTTTAGCGTTGGCGTCGCGTGAGTGTTTCCGTTCGTGAACTTCACAGCGACCTGCACGCCGTCGTACAGCTTGAAGTTCGAGCACGACGCCGTTTTCGCCTGCGTGCTCGCGCCAGTGCTCGATGTCGCGTAGGTAGCCTTCAATTCGTTGCCCAGCGCATCTGTGTACGTTTGAGCTGCAGTTTGCGCGGCGCTCAGAATCGCCGAGTCGGTCTGGTTGACCGTGGTGCTGCTCACGTAGTTGCGCAGCACGCCAGTGGACGAGTCCTCGAAGTACGACTTCACGCTCGACTCTATCTCGCTGGCGGTCACGGTCAGCTCGGCATGCGTCGAGTACACGATCCCGCCGCTGTACGGCTTCCAAGGCCCCGTGTAGCCGATTCTGTTGCCGCCCGCATCCTCGCCGTCGTAGTAGACCGAAACCCTCGCGTCGAACTTCACCGAGGTTCCAGCAGCAACTGCGAAGAACGTCCTCGCCAGCCTCGTCGGGTCGCTGTTGCCCGTTGCCGTGAGCTTGCGCCTTATCTCGGTGTTTCCTCCGAAGCTGTTGGAGCCAGCCGCCCCGTACTGCGCAACGCTGGAACCAGACGTTGCAGGATTGGCGTAAACCCACGGGTCGCCGCTGCCGATCGTTCGGTTGAAGTTCTTGATTTCGACCAGCATCGTCAGCGACTTCGACGTGTCTATCGACTCGATTTTGTTTGTCACGAAATAAGCGTACATCACATCGCTGCCGCTTGCGTTCAGCAGCTCCACGTGCGCCCAGCCGTCTGTGAGCTGGGTAATCCTCGAAGTGGTGAGCGAACCCCAGTAGTCGGTAGAGCTGCCAGATGCAGGCCAATCTGCTTCAAAGAACGGGCTTAGATTCGCACCATCATTCACAAGAGACTTAACCGCCGAGAGCGTAATAGCTTCGTCGGTCTGCTCGAAGCGGGTGTTTGAATAGAGCTGGTACGCGGACGTTTTAGCGACCCAGTTCGTGCCATCGTACACGAAGGGAACCGCTTCTCCTGCCGCCCATGCAGCAGCGCCGGTCTTTGTCAGGGAGTTGCCGTCAACGTCCTTTATCGCCTTTGCGCCAGTACCGTTGACATTTAGCGTAGGCGAGTTCACGTCGAGTTTCTTTGAGAACCTGACTATGACGACGCGCCCCTCTGCGAGCGTCCAACCGCTGTCCTCGGGCGTTATCGTTGCAACCTTGGCTGCGGTCGTGGCTCCTGTGCTGCTCTCGGCGTAGTATGCCTTCGCGTTGTTCAGCGTCGATGCAACGCCCTCAACATAGGTCTGCGCGTTGCCAGCGTCGGTGAGCGCCTGCGCTGCGGTGTCGCTCGTGTTCTTCAGGGCAGCGGCTATGTTCGCGTCGGCCTTCCCAAGCTCCTGCTCGATGGCGTCTATCACGCCCGTCGCGCGCGTCGCGTCGGCGCTTGCGCCATCGGCAAGCGACTTGATGCTCGCCGCAGCAGCCGCAAAGCTGGCAGCATCCTCATCGAATGCGGCAGCAGCATCGTCGAGCGCCTGCTCAAGTGCATCGATGTCGTTGTTGACTGCTGTTTCAAGGTCCGCGAGGTCGCCGGCAACGCCCTCTGCGTACGTCTGCGCGTCCTGCGCGGCTGTTGATATAACATCAAGCGCAGCATCTAAGGACGCTGCATCACCACGCGCCGCAGCTATCTCCGCTGCGGCATCGTCAACTGCTGCGGCGATTCTTGCAGCAGCCGCAGAGAACGATTCGGCATCCTCGTCAAGTACAGCTCGTGCCGCTTCTAGTTCATCATCCATCGCGCGGACATCAGCTTCCGTCTGATCCATATCGGAATCAAGCTGGTCGAGCCGTTCGTTCGCCTGTTCTTCATACGCATCGAGGTCATCTTGTATAGCAGACGCCAGTTTCTCAGCAGTGCTCCAACTGTTCGGGTCGAACTCGTCGCCATCGTCGTGCGCGACGAGTATGCCGCCTTCCGTTACCCACAGGTCGCCGTCGCTGAAATCTGTCGGTAGCTCCTCGCCGAAGTACACGCGGGTCTTGGACTGCGCGAGCTCGTCTACTTCGCCGAGGTAGTCCACGTACGTGTTGATGCTGCCGTTGAGCTCCGCGAGCTTCCTCGCCTGCGCCTCGGTGAGCGTGTCGTACTGGCTCCCCAGAACGAACGTGTCGTTCTGCGGCGCGTCCAGGTCGTAGGTGCGCTTGGTGCAGATGAAGTACTCGTCGAAGCCGTGCGGGCGCGACGTTGCGCGGATGAAATCGCCTATGCGTATCGGCGATGCGTCCGGGTCTATCACAGAAAGGTCGAGCGCCGTCATCTCCAAGGTGTCGCCCACCTTGACGTTGGACAGCCACCGAACAGCCTCTTCGAGCAGCTTCTCCTCGTCGGTCACGTCGCTCCACTCGTGCGAAGCCTCGATGACGCCGTACTTCCTCTCCGCCTGGTAGTCGATCACCCAGCCGTCCACAAGCTCGTACGGTATGAGGAGAGCCCTGTTGCCGAGCGCTTCGAGCGTTATCTCGGAAGGGCCGTCATCGGCTTCCTCGCCCTCGTTCTTCGCTGAGTCGAAGGTGTCGGAAGCGGACTCCAACAGGCTTATCGCCTTGTCTATCTCGCTCTGAGTCGGGGACTGCATGGACGCCACGCCCTGCGCCGTCTCTATCGCCGCCTGAAGCGCCTCCCACACCTTGTCCGGCTTGCTCCCCTGCGTCTTTGCGGATGCCGCCGAGATCGCCGCGTTGAGGTCGGATACGGTCTGCTCCTCCTCCTCGTCGTCGGCGTGCTGGAAGCGGTACACCGCGTCCAGCAGAGTTTCCTCGGCGCGGTCTGCCTGGTCCTGGGTCGCGACTGCGTTGTTCGCGACGTTCTGCGCGGTGAGTATGGCGCTCCTGAGAGAGCCGTACGACGCATCCGACGCGCTGCCCTGGTTTATCGCCTGCGCGGTCGATATTGCCGCGTTCAGCCCTGTGAAGTCGGTAGGCTCCGCGTCTTCCTCGTCCTCGGGCTTGCCGCCAGTGGCGAAGACGCGGGTGCAGTACTCCGTGCCGTTCGTGGAATGCGTGAAGTCGAGCAGGTTCTCGCCGAACTGTATGCGCTGCCCCGAGACGGAGTCGCCCGATGCGAGCAGGTCAACTATGCGCTGTGTCCCATCGTGGCGCGTGCGCACGTAGCCGCCGAGCGAATCGACTATCGCCGCCTTCATCTCGCTCCATACCGATGCGCGCGAGTCGCTCTTGCGGTAGAAGTCGCCCGTGTCCAGCTCGTCGCCCTGGTTCATGCCGACTATGAAGCGGTGCTCCGCCTGCATGGAGCCGTTGTACTTGTTCACGAGCCAGTTGAAGTAGCCTGCGACCGTGGACGGGACGCCGCCCTCGCCCGTCTCGTACGGTTGGAGCTGGGCATCGTTGAAGTAGCCCCTGTCGCCCTCGCACGTGTATGTCACGGACTTGTCGAAGCGCTCCTCTGCGCTCATGGCGCGCCCGTAGAACACCGTCTCGCCGTCGCGATCCACCCGTATTTCGCGGGACTTCTGCAGCAGCTCTATCTCGCCGGAATGCAGGTTGGTCGGCGGCATCGTGAACTCGAACGTCCCCGTCTGGTTCAGCGCGAGCTCGAGCTTCTTGTCGATAAGCTCCAACCCGTCGATACGGGGATCGCCTATGCGCGCGTCGCCGTAGAATACGCTCCACATGCTACGACTTCCACCTTCCGATTACGAGGATGTCGAGCGACTTGTTGCCCTGGCTCTGCAGGTAGACCGAGCCGGGCGTCCAGTAGACGAACTTCCATGCCGAGAGAGTCGGCTGGTCCATCCTGGACGGAAGGCACATGACCTCGCAGCGCCCCGCGTCGGTCGCCCTTGCGAGCACTGTCGGCGTCGTGACGGACGCTATCGGGTAGTTCACGGTCACGGTTTCGGACGCGAAGCCCGAGCCGCCCGTGCTGGCCCAGTCGTTGCTGCAGTCCTTCGTGCCGTGCTCCAAGTGCCCCCACATCACGAGCGTGCCGTCGAGCAGGCGCATGGCGTACATGCCCGTCGAGCCGCTGTTGCCGTCGCCGCCGCGCACTACCGAGATGGGCAGCGGGCAGTCTTCCAGCAGGTCGTTGTTGTCGTTGAAGGCGCTCACCCAATCGGCGAAAGTCTGCGAGATTGCAATATTCTCCATGTCCAGTGTCGTGCGCGTCTCGGCAGGTGTCGTTCCAGCCATTACAAGTCCTTCCAATCGTATTCGACAGTGATCTGCCCACCTGTGGGCTTGTCATCTTCTTCCCAGAGCCAATCGGCAATGCTCCCAGTCAAGTCAGAAATGGTGTCGTTCTCGAAATCGCCTATCGTGGTGGGAGTGCCGCCAGTTCCCCTCGCGTACGCGTAGATGCGGTTCGTCCCCTTCCTGAGCACGATGTCGGGGAGCCTGTAGACCCCCTTCCCCAGCTCGTAGTAGATGGGGCTTCCGTCCTGGTGCAGCTCTACCTTCGAGCTTGCCGTCCATATCGGGCAAACAGGGGCGTCGCCAGATTCGAGTTCCAGCCACATGCCGCCTGCGACGTTGCGCGACACGGTGACGTGCCGCTTGAACTTGTAGGGCTCGCACTTCGCCGTCATGGTGAACCCTGCCACGTCGCGGTTGCGCACGAGCGTCCCGACCGTCACCCTGCCCTCGTACGTGTAGCCTGGGTCCCATCCGAGCTGTATCGTGCCGCGCTTCCCGTGAAGCATTCCCTGCGCGGCGGAAAGCAGCTTCTCGCCAGCTTCGCGCCCCTTCGCCTTGGCGATGAAGTGGATGTTCATTGTCCTTGTCCCGAAGGTCGGGTACCCGGCAAGCGATTCGGTCATGTCTATCGGGCCGTCTATCCTGCCAGGGACGCTCACCCATGTCTCAATGAGCTCTGGCGGCTCCATATCGAAGCCGTCGTACTCGATTGCACAGCCAAGCGCCGCGCATATCTCCACGTTGTTGAAGGAAACGGTCTTGTAGAATCTAGCGGGCATTCGCAGCCTCCATCCTTCCGAGCTGTCTGTTCATCTCGGGGGCGAGCACCCCGCCAGCAACGCGCGAGTCGATATAGAGCTTCATGGCAAGCATATCGGCGTGCAGCATCTTCAGCTCGTCGAGCACCATCGCCTCCGTTTCAGCCCGCTCGGACGACATCGCGCCGTTGGGCATCTCCGAGGCTATCGCCGCTGCGAGCGGCTGCATGTACTTCGTGTTCGTGAGCGGTACGACCGTGCCACCCGTACCCCAGTTGAGCACGGCTTCCGCACCCGCTTCGCCGACCCATCCGTTGTTCGTGAGCGTTGGCCCAGTCGCGATGTAGCCTGATGCGTGGCTCGGGATGTACGGCGAGCTTGCGATGCTGCCCGTTGCCGATTGGATGGTGAACACGCGGGAGACTATATCGACGGTCTTGCTGGTAAGCCCCCTGATTGTCGATGCGAGGCTCGCCACCTCGCCAGCGCCGGAAACATTCGCCCGAACGTCAACTTCCTTGCCGGTGACGTTGGATATGTCGGCGTTGAGCGACCGCACATCCTCCGCAGACTCGTCTGCCGTACCGTTGTCGGTGACAACGTATTCCTTGTTCTCGATTGACCCGATCTCGTCTTTCAAGCCGACAACCCTGCCAGTCTGGTCGAAAACGGTACCCATATCGTCTACCCAGTAGGTCTTGCCGTCTATCTCTACCGCGTCCAAACCCTTGATCTTCGCCATAGAGAGGTCTATTTCGATGCCCATTTCTTGCAGTCCAGAAATCATCGACTGCATCGAGCCGTCCCACGTCCTCGCCATGTCCTTGATGCCGTCAGCGTGCGATTCAAGCTCGTCGTAGCTGATACCGAGCCCGTCTATCTCGTGTGCGAAGTCTGTCACGGATTTGCCGTTCGCCCAGAGCGACGCTTGCAGCTCGTCGTTGTCGGCAACCCATTTCACTGCTGCGCCAGCGCTTTCGAGCTGCGCTTCGTTCATGAGCTTCAATCCCTCTTCGTACTGGCCCATCGCAGCCGTGTTCTCGTCGAGCTTCTGGTTGGACTTGTCGAGGGCATCGTTCGCCAGGTTAAGATTGGCTTCGAGAACAGCGTAGTCATCCCACCTGTTCTCCTCTTTGGCCTTCGCCATCTTCTCTTCCAGGTCGGCGACGTTGCTCTCCGCCCTCGCAACCTGGTCGAGCGCGTCGCGGTAGTCGCCCATCTTGGCTTCGTAGCCTTCCTTGAAGAACTCTGCCTTCGCAGCGAGTATGAGCGCGTCGGTGAGGCTGTTGAATGCGTCTGCGGCAAGCTCCGCGCCGTCCCTCATGAGATGCAGTTGCCCAGTCTCGTCCTGTGTGAACGAGATGGATTCGCCGGCGGCGGAGTTGTAGAGGTCGAGCTGCGTTTTCAGGTTCGCCATGCTCTCGGCGCTGTCGTCTCCTGCGTTGTACGCGTCGAGCGCTGCCAGCAGGCCGTCCCTGTACTCGTCGATGAGCGCCACGTTGCCGTACGTGTCCTTCGCCATGTCTTGCAGCTTGCGGTTGGTTTCGGCCATCTTCTCGACCATTTTGTAATAGCTGTCCGCAAGGCTCTCGACCGAACCCCGCTGTTTCGCGGTGGCGCTTCCGAGTGCGGAGCCGATTACGTCCCCCGCGTTCTTCGACGCTTCTTTCGCGTCCTCCATCTTCTTGATGTAGTCGGTGATGGCACCTATGACGGCCGTGATGCCGGCTATGATCGCGACTGTCCCGAGCCCCTTCAAGAGCGACGTTCCGACCATCTTCGCAGCTTCGCCGAGGCTCATCAGCTTCAGCTTCATGCCGTCGATGCTCGTCCCCGTGCCTACGAACCCCGCCTTGAGCACCGCAATTGCCTTCCCCATGGCGCTCGTCTCGGTGATGAACGCGGCGATGTTCTTCCTAGCGATGAGGATCGTTGACACCACGGTTAGCGCTGGGCCAGAAAGCGCCAGCAGCCCAGCGCCGACGACGACCGAGCTCTTCGCCATCTCGTCCATGCCCTCGAACAAGTCGAACGCGCCCTTCGCTATATCCGCGAGGATCGTGATTATCGGGGTCGCGCCCTCGGCGAGCGATGCCATGGCGTCGTTTGCGATATTCGTGAGCTTCGAGAGCTGGCCCGAGAAGCCTTCTGCCTTCTTGTCTGCTTCGCGCGCCGCGTCCCCAGCCGCGCCCCATGCGTCAGATTGCCCTTCCCATGCGTGCTGAGACATCGTGAGGTTGTCGTTCAAGCTGCCGATGGTCTGCATCAAGCCGAGGATGGACTGCTTCTGTCGCTCGCCTGTGATGCCCATTTCTTCGAGCGTCGCCACCGCTGAGCCGCCTTCCGACTCGATGCGGTTAAGGCCGTCGATGAACGCCTTGAACGCCTCGATTGGGTGCTCCTCCCATGCCTCCGCGAACGTTTCCGCCTGGTCTGCGCTGCCGTACGCTATCTCGGCGAACGCGCCCAGGGCATCCTCGCCATTTGCAACAGCCGATTCTATATCGGAGAACGTGTTGGCGATTGCGGTGCCAGCCGCCTCCGTCTTCATGCCCGTCGATGCGATGGTCGAAGACAGGGCGAGTATTTCGGGCACAGTCATGCCGACGATGGTTCCCATGGAGCCTATGCGCGTAGCAATGTCTACTATCTGGTCCTCGGTCGATGCGCCGTTGTTGCCGAGCCGAACCAGCGCGTCGGCGTAGTTGTCGTACTCGTCGGCGGTCATATGCGTAATGTTCGCGAGCTTGCCGAGCGATGATGCGGCTTCCTCGGTGTCGAGGTTCGTGGCCACGTCCAAATTCGAAACCGTCTCGGAGAAAGCACGCAAATCCTCGGTCGCTATACCGAGCTCTCCGCCGATTGCCATAATCTGCATCATCTGCTCGGCGCTGGTAACGTGCGTCTTGGAGAAGTCGATAGCCGCTTGGCGCAGCTCCCTGAACTGCGCTTCGGTGCCCTCGACGGTCTTGCGCATGTCGCGGTATGCCGAGTCCATGTCTTGAGCAGCCGTGACAGCGCGCCATCCGAGCATGGTGATTGCCGGCGTGAGCGTCGAGTAGAGCGACATGCCGATGGACTTGACGGTTGATGCGTTTATCAGGCTCTTGCCGCCGAGACTTGTCAGGCTCATACGCTCTTTCAGGGAAGCGGCATGGGCGCTCGTCTCGGACAGCTCGGTTTGCAGACGCTCAAGCTCTGCGCATTCCTTCGCCGTCTCGAAAGCCTCGTCCATCTGCATAGCGCTCTGCCGAAGCGCATCAACCTTGGCATCAGCTTCGCTCACCTCGGCCTTGAGCTGCCTTATCTCGTCTACGGGCGCTTGCGCGTCAATAAGCCGTTGAAGTGACTGGTGCAGCGCGTCTGCCTTGCCTTTTGCTTCCGCGAGCTCGTCTTGGACCTTCTGCCACGAGTCCTTCGTCTCTTGGACGTACCTCGGCAGATTCTTGTGCTCTGCGAGCACTCCCGACAAACGGCTCTCGTATGCTTCGACCTGTCGGGAAAGCTCTGATGCCTTGTCCTTCGCAAGCTCGTACTCGCTTGAGAGCGCCTTGAGCCTGCCGATTGCGGCGGTGAGGTTCGACGGGTCCTCGCGCAGCGCTGCTTCGTATGCCTTCGCCTGCTTCGCGCACTCGGATAGCGCCGAGTCCATGGCTTTCACCTTGGTCGCCGACTCGCTCCAAGCGTCCCTCGAATACTTCGATGCGGTATTCAGCTCGCGAACGGTGGCAGCGGCGTTCTTCGCCTCGGAGTTGAGCCGCTGCATATCAACCGACATGCCCTCCAACCTCGATGCGGCTTCGAACGCTTCCGACGTGCCAAATGCCTCTTTCCACGTGGCCCGCATCTCGCGGAGCTTCTGGATTTCGTCATCGGTGATTACGCCGAGCTCCTTGAGCGCCGCCATCTGCTTCTCGAACGTCTCTCCCGTACCTTGGCGCGAGAGCGCGTTGAGGTCCATCGCCTTGCCAGCTTCTTTCGCCCTTACCTCAAGCTCGCGGTATCTCGCCGCAAGCGTCGCGGTCATGTCGTTGTAGCGCTCCTTCGCGGTGGTCGCGGCGAGAGCGACGTTCTCGGTGGATTCGGCGAGCTTCTTCACGCTGGTAGCCGCTCCGCCGACGCTCACGACGTTATCGCCCAGCTCCTTGTAGGCATTCTTCAGCAGGAAAATCTTCGAGTAGAGCGCTTCTGCTCTGTTCGCGGTCAGCTTCATGCGCGTGTCTATGTTGCCGAGGTCGCCCGAATCGAAGCGCATGGCGCGCGTTATCTGGCGAATCTGGCTCTGAAGCGACGACGCGGCCTTCGTCGATGCCTTCAGCGCAGCATTGAGCTGGGAGGTGTCGCCGCCGATGCGGATCGTCAAACCCTTGTACTCTGCCATACCGACACCTCCTAGAAAGCGTCTATGTCGGCCTGCGTAGCGTCACGCACGCCGCCCTCGTCCGTTTCCTGCTCCTCTGCTGCGGCCTGCACGTACCATGCCGCCCGCGCGTAGGGCATCGTGATAACGTCAGCCCTCGTGAACCCCAGCTTGAGCATCGTCAGCTCCGTTCTGCTGTACGCGAGCCTTCCGCCTGCGCTTCGGCTTGTCGAGCTGCCTTGCGAGCTCTTCGGTGGCTTGGGCGAGTGTAGGAAAGCAGGCATCGATCTCCTTCACGAGAAGGAGGTGCAGGCGGTACATGTCGATATCGTCTGCCGCGTGCGCCCTGCTCCACAGTACGAAGTCGCCTATTGTCTTGTCGCCGTTGAGCCCTGCTTCGCAGCCGCACTTGAGCATCGCCCACAGTGCGCGGGCATCGGCTTCCCAGTTGGCCGCGAGAAGTTTTCCGAGCGGTGTCCCATCCTCCGTGTCCCCGTAGTCGGTAACGTCGTCGACGAGCGACTTGTGCGGGCTCGACGGGTCGTTTTGGAACGCATGCTCGTAGATGGTCAGCGTGTGCAGGCTGCACAGCGCCGTCCATTCGTCCGTGGATTCGCCGAAGGCGAGCGGCCCCTTGTCACGGGACTGCTCGCCCTCTGCATTCTCATCCACGTGCCTGAAATGGATGATCATGTCGCGCTCTCCTATGAAGTCGAGCCAGTGGCACCGACGATGTAAACGGAGCTGAACCAGTTGTTGAACCGCGTCGCCGTCGAGGTTTCGTTGGTGACGCTCGCCTTGATGACGTTGACGGTGGAGGTTCCGATGGTGATGTCGCGGCCGATTGCCGTGCCCGTCAGCTCGTCGGTGTCAGGATCGATGGAATCGGTCTTGGTGTTTCCCGTCTGCGTCGGGCGGCTGAACTTGACGTTGTACAGCAGTCCGCGCTTCTTGACCTTCGAGCCGCCGAACTCCCACAGGAAAGCGCAGCTTGCGGGCTCTGCGGTTGCAGGCTCGTAAACGACGCCGTTTGAATCGACCACGTAGCCGAGCAGGTCGACCTTCGCCTGGTCGCCGAGCACGGCGATGGTCAGGCTGACCTCGTAGCCGGTGTTGCTGGAACCAGTCTCGTATGCGATGTCGTCGGCGTAGAATGTCCACGTGTTGCCCTGCGGCGTCAGCGTGAGCTGAGTCGCGCCCTTCATGGCAACGGGCGTGGCGTACGTGCCGAGAGCACCGTTCGTTCCATCGGTGTAGAGCGCATAGTGCGCGTTGGAGATTCCGTAGCGGACTCCCTTGGAATCGCTCATGATTCTTCCTCCTTCGTATAGGTGAAGTCGTATTGCTCTATATGGCATTGCTCGCTCTGGCTCCACGAGCCGACCTGCTCGACGGGGCCGAACGCTTCTTCGAGCGCGTCCCTCACGCTGGTTTCCAGCGTCGGGTCGGCAACCTTCTCGAACAGCTCGACGTGCATCCTTGGGAACCGTGCGAACGTGCAATCGTCTGTGTAAAACTCGCCGTTGTCGTCCACTGTGTAGACGAAGAACGGCGGTGCTGGCGCTTTGCCCACCGGGTACGCCTCGAAGCGGCCTGGGATGCCTAGTGCGGTAAGCGCCGCGTATGTCTCGCCCATCGCGCTCATAACCCCGCCCCTAACGTCGCGAGTATGACCTGCTCTGTCAGCTCGAACCCATCATCTGCTGCCGGCGCTATGTGCTCGATGGCGCGCGTCCTGCCGCCGCCTACCTTCGCATGGCCCTTTTCGAGCAGGTGCGGAAGCCCAGGCTTCGTTGAGTACACGTGCCCTTGCACCTCCCTGCCCTCGCCTTCGACGCGGAAGCGGATGGACTTGGCGTAGACTCCCCTCTGCCTCGGTGCCCCTGCCTGCCATTCGTCTCGCGCAAGCTCGCAGCCTGCCCTGACGCCCGTTTTCAGCGACTCGTCGGCCACCTCCTGAACGTTGTCCAGGATTGCTTGCAAATCTGCCATGAAACGGTCTGCCATCAGTCGTTCCTCGCATGCTCCGACAGTGTGATGATCGTCGATTCGAGCCCTTGCCTGCTCGTCTGGTCTATGTCCAGCTCTACCCCGTGGTAGACGGCCTGCGTGTACGGTCTTTCCTCGAACTCGATGGTCTTGACCTCGACGCGGGCGGCTATCTTCGGACCGAGCTGGGCTGCGGTCGCCCATGTGTCCAGTCCCGTGTACCACGGGTTGCAGAACACCTCGGTATCGACCGGCTGCCCTTCGTGCTCGATGCCGTACTCGTCCACGGTGAGCGCTGTGGTCACGTCGCGCAGGATGATCGTGTCGCTCCACCCGCTCATTCGGACGCCGCCTCGTAGTGGACGTTCTGCTTGCCGTTGAGAAGGCTCGCGACTATCGAGCGGTACGACGCAAGGCAGGCGTTCCTCTCGGATGCCTCCACGTCGCGCCCGTACTGCGCCTTGCAGTAGTTGATGACCGCCGTTTTGACTATGGGCATGTAGTCGCCGTTGTCGGCATCGGCATCGTCGGCAAGGAACTCGGGCCTTACTCCCTTGTTCTGCATGTCGAACAGCGCCGTCCCGATGTAGGTGGCTATCTCTCCGTCTGTCTTAGCGGTGGTCACGCGCAGCGCGACCCTCACTTCATCGAGCAGGGCCATCGCTAGACCTCCTCGGCCTTCTTCGCCCTGCGCTTGCGCGAAGCTGCTTTGGACGCGCGCTTCTCGGGCGTTTCGGGCTGCTCTGCGATGCGCTCGACCAGAACGGCATCGGCGGGCTGCTCGCCCTCCTCGTACTGGTAGGTTCTGCCGTTCGGCATCTTGTAGACTCTCAGCATCTAAACAGCCTCCTCGATTCTCCTGAAAAGGTGCCCGCATGCAACGCGGGTGTCCAAGTACCTCGGTATCCCAGCGTTCCGCAGCTCCTCGCAGAAGTACAGGTCCTCGGTGAGCACGTCGCGCCTGCCGTTCGGGTAGTTGATCCATTTGAACCATGGATACCCGATGCGGCCGAACACATCAGTCCTCACGAGGATGCACCCCATGCCGCACCCGTGGATTTCAACGAGGTATTCGCCGCGCTCCCGCATGTCGGAAAGCTCGCCTTTCGCGTACGAGCTTTCCAGCGTGTAGTTGAAGTGCGCCCTGCCGTGCTCGTCGAGCAGCTTGTAGGCGCAAGTGAGGTCGCTCGGCATGTTCGCCTCGTTGCGGCGCAGGTAGAACCCGCCCACGCAGTCAACGTCGTGCGAGAGCAGGTTGAGCAGCGCGTCCTTCGGAACGGTAACGTCGCCGTCCACCATAAGCAGCCAGTCTGCTCCCGACTCCTGCGCTTTCGCAGCTATCTTGTTGCGCGCTGCGGCGCAGTCGTGCCCGCGAACGAAGTCGAACAGGCACTCGTGCCCGCCCTTGTCCATGTCCCAAACGGACTTGAACGTGTCGGGCGAGATGTTCTCGAAAGTCGGTATGGCTATCAGGACGCGCATTCAGCTCTCCTACGAAGTCTCGCCAGTAGCGCCGGATGCGCTCACGGTGATGTTGCAGAAGCATGCGGGGCGCTTGACTGCGACGATCTCGCGTGCTTCGGCGCGGATGGAGACAAGGTTCTTCTCGAAGTCCACGTCGTTGCTGTTGGTCGAATCGACGCGCACGCCGTCAGCCTTGCTCACAAGGTCGGCTCCCTGTGCGAATGCACCGACGAGGATGTGGTTGGCGGTCAGGCTGGCGTTCTTCACGAACGTCATCTCGAACAGGCGGCTGTACTGGGAGGAACCGAACGGCTCGCCAGCATAGTAGTGGTTGTTGCTGTCGAGCGCGCTGCGCAGGATGAGCCAGATAGCAGGAGTCACGACAACGGCATCTGCTGCGATTCCGGTATCGTCCTCGATGTCGGCTGCTGCGGCGAGGATGCCGTTGAAGATGTCGATTGCCGTCGAATAGCTGACCGATGCGGTCTGCACGCCGCTCGTGCCGAGCAAGGTAGCCATAGCTGCGGCCTGGCGCGCGGCGTTGAGGTCGTTAACAAGGTCGGTGTTGATGGCATCGGCCACGTAGGGAGCGTCCTCGAACAGCTCCTCGGTCATCTTGATAAGGCCAGTGATCTTCTGCAAGGTAGCAGTCTTTGCAGCGTACTCGTAGGTGAGCTTGTTCTTCGTACTGCCCTCAGCGGTCGTGCTGGCGCTGCCTGTCGTGGTGCTGTATGCGTTCCACGAGTAGACGGGCGCGCTAATCTGCTTGCGTCCGAACAGGTCGAGGAACGTCAGCGGTACGACGGGCTTTCCAACAACGTCGGTGCTGAACTGCGTCGGCGTCAGCGTGAAGCTGGCCGTAGTAGACGGGTCGCCTGCCGTGCGCACGTTGAACGCAGGCGCGATGATGCGGTTGTCGGTGCTGGGATGCTCCTTGCGGTACTGGACGAAGTTCTCGCCCAAGCTGGCTGCACGTTCCATGCTGCCCTCCTCAATCTTCACGGCCTCGACGGGCTTGGCTGCGCCGCCGATGACCTTCTCCATGTTGCGCTGCTCGATCTCAGCGAGCTTGTTGCGGCGCTCGTCCTCGGCGTCGATGAAGCCGAGCTCCGCGTCGATTGCCTCCGCCTGCTCGACGGTGGCATCCTCGGGCAGCTCCTTGGCAAGCCCGATTACGAGGGAACGGCGCTCCGCGTACTCGTCTGCTCCGAGGGAGCGGTACGCAAGCGCGTCCATAGCGGTGAACTCCATGAGCTCTCCTTCCTCTAGTTGAACTTCATTGCCTTGGCACGCAGCGCAAGCTCCCTACGCATGCGTTCCACCCGCTCGGCTTGCTGCGCCTCCCGCAGCTTGCGTGCCTCGATCGCTCCGTCGATGACGCGCCGAGCGGATATGGACGTGTTCGGGTCAGCAGGCCTACTGACGCACGAAACGTCATAAACACGTTTGATTCGGCGAATGTGGAATGTAGTCGTCTTGTTCAGCTCGTCTTCTTCCACATCCTCCTCGGCGACGGTGAACGCCCAGCTCATCTGGTCCACCATGCCCGCCTTTATGTCTTCGTACATCTCGCCCGCGAGCGTGGTGCGAGAGAGGTCGGCCGCGACGTAGAGCCCGTGGAGCTGCGGCTCGATGTAGAGGGTGTCGTTGCGGTTTCGGGCGTAGACCCTGCCCTCGTGGTCGTAGAGGAATATCACGTCGGACGTGTCCGCGCCCTCCATGCACCCCTCGTGCATGACCTCGACGTACTTCCACCCGTCTGCGGGGTCTTCCCAGAGCATGTACGGGTCTTCGAAGGTGGTGGCGTAGCCTTCCACGAACTTCTCGCTGTTGAAGCGATTTGCGTAACGTTTTTCCTCGGCATCGTCCTGCTTAACGTCTATGTCGATGTCCACACTGGGCACGGCGAACGGCTGCGCCATCATGCGGTACTCGCGTTCCATAGGTTTCGCTGGCATGTTCCTCTCCTTGTCCCCGTGCTTGGCGTACCAAGCGCGGATGGCCTCTATGTAATCGTCGGGACACCCTTCTGCCTCGGCGCGTGCTATGCATTCGTCCTCGCCGGGGTCTATCTCGATGAACTCGGCACCTGCGAGCCTGAACAGCTCCTTGTCCTCCGAATCGAGTTCCGTGCGGATGACCCACGAATCGAAGTCGCGCTCGATGCACAGGTCGGTCACGCGGTCGCGTGCCGACAATGCGCACGTGCGGATAGCGCCCTCGCTGCCGTGCGGCTCGGTGTTGCCGAGCGCTTGCGCGATGAGGTCGTAGTCAACCACAACGTCTTTGTCCTTGCGGTTCTCTTGGACGTAAGTGGACTTGCCCGCGCACGGTGGCCCTGTCACAACTCGAATCGTCATCGTCACCCCTCGTCCACGTCGTCTTCGTACTTGCCATCAACATCGTTGTAGATGTCATCGTCTCCGCCGAGGTCGAAGTCCTTGCCGTCCTCGATGTCCGATGGCGGAAGCGCCGTTGCGAGGTTGCCGCCGCTCGTGTATATGACGTTGCCCTGCATGTCGAGCACCATGTACTCGCCGCGATTCACGAACACGTCTCCGCCTGGGACTTTCGGCAAGCCGAGAACTTCACGGCCCTCGTTGATGGTCATGAGCCGTCTGTCGGTCATGTCGCGCACCATGTTTCGCTTGGACGCGGCGCTCATGAACTGCATGCGGTTGGCGGTGAAGCTGATGTTGTTCGTGAGCATGGCGCGGGTCGAGAACATCATCTTGTTCAATCCCTCGGAAAGCTGGATGGCCCAGGTTTCTATCTTTCCCTCGTAGTAGCTATCCCAGATTTCTTCGGTGCAGTCGTTCTGCAAGATGCGCTTGTTCGTGCCGAAGTAGTTGAATACGTGGTCGTCGATGCGCTGCATCTCTACCGAGTCGATGGTGTAGGCGTTGTGCGCCACAGGCGTAACGCTGTCCCACGTCTGGTCGTAGATGAGCATGCCTGTCGAGTTTGACGGGCCGAGGTTCTGTTCGGCGAAGCGCTTCTTCTTCTCGTCCATGTCCTCTTCGTCGACCTGTCCCACCATGCGGCCGATGAACATGATCTTGCTGCCGATGGCTATTGCCGTCCGCTCTGCGTCGGCCTGCGCGTTGAGAAGCGAGAGCGTGTCGCCGAGCTTGTTCGGGGTGCCGAAAAGGTCTGAAACGTACTGGTACTTGGACAGCACGCACACGTCCTTTGCGGGATACGCCAACGGGTCGCCCACGGGCATGTTGAACTTGAACCACAGCTCCCCGCCGACGTCCATAGCCTCTGCATCAGAGCATTTCAGCGGCCAGAGCCCCGTCGTGCGCCCCTGAGCGTCGTGAAGACGTATGACGAACGCCGTGCAGTCCACCTCGTAAACGGTCGCGAGCCTGTACAGGAAGCGGCTCCACGTCATGTGCTCGTTCGGCCATGTGCGGAATAGCTGTTCGACCTGTTGGATCGGACCGTCGTAATGCGGCTCCAGCTTCGAGCATGCGTTGGCGAACGAGTGGACGCAGGCGCGCATGAGCTCCTGTTCGTAGAGAGAGCCGTTCCATGTCGTGTAGCTAGGCGTGTACTCGGTGAACGTAGAGAACCTGCGCCCAGTGCGTTTCGGCGCGAGCCAGCCTTTTATTGTGTCGATGAATCCCAAAGCGTCCCCCGTCTGGCGGTTTTGCATGGTTGTTCAAAGTATTCGTACCACTTTTAGGACTCTTTGGTATGCGTTGATGTAAAGGGAAAATGGTTTTTCGGGCGTTGATATACATGTTTCAGCACGTCGGAGCAGCTACACGAACTCGTATATGCCGTTCTCGCGCTCACGGCTGGTTATCCTTGGACCAGCTATCTCCATATATTGCCATTCGCGCTCGATGCCGATGAAACGACAACCGAGGTTCGCACATGCGACGCCCGTAGTGCCGCTGCCCATGAACGGGTCGAGCACTACACCGCCTATCGGCGTTACGAGCTTCACCAACCACTCCATGAGCGCTGTCGGCTTGACGGTCGGGTGCATATTGCCATCGCCCCTGTCCTTCTTTGACGCTTTGGCGCAGTAAAAGAAGCGGTCGGCGCTAGTCGGTTCGCGCCTCCTGCCGGGCTTTGCCGCGAAATTCGTGCCGCCCTTGTCGGCGTACGTCCGTTCTGCGCTTTCCTCGCCCTCGCGGAAAACGTTGAAGTACCTCGCAGCGCTTCCAGAGTCACCACGACCCAACTGTTCAGGGTATTCGTGACCGTTGAACGTGCCGTATATCCCGTTCTTTCCAGGCGCTTTCACTCCACCGCCACCGCTCGACTTACCAGTGTCGGGGAAAAGGTCGAGCACGAGCTGCGAGCCGTCGTGGACGAGGTTCGCGGGAAAGCGGCCCTTCTCTCCGCTCCAATCCGACTCTGCAGCATCGTACCTGCCGTATATGCCGCTATCCTTGCCTTTCGAGCGAGTATGCGGGTTTTTAGCGAATACGTTGTCATCGCCCTCGATTGGAACGCGACAGGCGTCTATATTCAGCGCCCCCACGCCCCACGTGAGCACGTTATGCGCCACCGTGCCGTCTAGCGGTTTGCGCGCGACGATGATTGGCTCCCACGCGGGTTTCAGGCAGGTTCCCCAGCCGTCCCACTTCTTAGCCTGCCAGCTCGTTGCTTCCGTAAGGTCGTAGCTGGTGCTGTTCGCCTCGTCGCCTATAGACGCCGCGCCCGTTCCCATGCCCTTTACCTTCGAGAATCCCTTCTGCGGGTCGGTATCACGATGACCAACCACCTTCTGTTTCACGCCGAGCGACTTGTCGATAGCCTTAGCGACGTCCATGCTTTTCGGGAATCCGCTGCCGTATGTCCACATCACGCAATCGCGTATTTCCCAACCTGCATCTTCTATTGCGCATGCCATGCGGTGAAACGTGCGCGTGCCTCCGAAGCAGAGCAGGTGCGCACCTGGTTTCGCGACGCGCAGGGCTTCGGCGAACACGGGCGTCATGGCAACTTGGAACTTGGTATTCTCGCTTTTGCGCGTTCTCGCCTGATCGGCAGCACACGTTGGATGATGGTTCCCCCCAACTTGGTCGAACGTTGCATCGGTTCGCGCACCACCTTTTCGCCCATCCCCAAACGTGTCCCAAGCTACGCCCATGAACGCAAGCCCATACGGCGGGTCGGTTATCACCGAGTCCACACAGTTGTCTGGCATGGTCCGCATAACGTCCATGCAGTCCCCTAAGTGCAGCTTGCCCATGCTACCCCTTCCACGTGCTCGTCACCATCTGTATGTACTCATCGTAGTAGTCGAGCAGCGTCACGTACGCGTCCAGCTCCGCCATGAATCCGTCGATGCGGTTCGCTGCGTTGTTGTTGCGCTTGTCAGGCTGTATGTTCTGGTTAACGTCGGTTTTCACCTGGACGTTCATGCGGCACCAGCGGTTGATGGGATGGCCGTTGTCAACCAGCCTGCCGCGCGCGTAGTCAGCTTTCAGGCGCTTCATCGGGTCGGAGAGAGTCTGCGCGCCCTGGCGCACCTTGCGGCACCTGCTCTCGCCAACGAAAAGCTCCAGGTTCTTCACGGTCGAATCGTCCATGTGCCACGGGTCGAAGCCGCACGCGAAGCAGTACAGCTTCTCCTTGCGCAGCTCTTGGAGCCATTCGAGGAACACGGACTTCGGTATGTGGTTGCCTGGAACAACACGCAGCAATCCCTGCGACTCCCACAGGCGGTACGGCACGTTGTCGCGCTCCTTGGTGAATCCTGCGTCCTCGCGCGGCGTGAGCTGGTCTTCTGGTATCCAGTACATGCTGCGCTCGTAGATCGTGTCGTCTACCAGCGTGCCGTCCTCGTACCTCTCGCCGCGCATGAATAGGAACTGGGCCGCAGTGAGGTCGATGGAGTCCGATGCGTCGAACCCTGCGATGCCGTACTTCAAGCCGATGGTGGACATGTCAACCTTCTTGTCGGTGCCGCACTCCGCGTAGGTGAGCCACGAGGTCGACTGGTTCTGAGGGATGTTAAAGTGCTTCACGAGCACTGCCGGACGCTGCGCGGGGTCGTTCTTCGCCTTCTCCACGAGCGGTTCCAGCTTGTCGAGCGGTTTGACCGTGCCCAATCCTGGGTTGCTCTTGAGCCACGTGTCAGGCTTGAGCCATTCGTCCGCCTCGTCCTGCTCGTAGATGATAGGCAGGAAGCGGTCGTCCTCTATCTCGCCTTCAAGCACCTGCCTTGCGTAGTCGTACTGCGAATCGCCTATCGAGTGGCGCACGAAGTTCGCAGTGGTCAGCTCCCACATCATAGGCTGCGAACGGGTCAGCGCAAGACGCATCTGGTCGTACGGCCCACGGTCGTCCCATGCCGCTATCTCGTCGGCAACGACGAGGTGCGGGTTCGGGCCGTCGAGCGACTTGGGCGAGCCAGACAGAGTGACCACGTAGCCGTTCGTCTTGTCGCAGACGATGCCCTGCTTCTTGCGGTCCTTCACCTCGCCAGTGCGCTCCCACTTGGCGAGCGACGGCGATTGCCTGCGCATGGTGTCCACACCGCCGTAGCACAGCCCAGCTTGGCTCTCAGCGCTGGCAATGACGTAGCACTCGGGCTTACCCTCGCCGTCAGAGGTCATCATGTAATGGGTTATGGCGGCGATGAGGCTCGTCTTCCCGCATTTCTTGGCTACCCACCACAGGACCTCGTTGTACTGGCGCATCCCTTCATCGTCTACGAAACCGAACGCCGTCTCTATGACGAACTTCTCGTACGGTTCGAGCATCATCGGCTTTCCGTACTTGCGTCCAGACGGGACGCAGCAGAAGCGCTCGATGAAGAGAACGGGTCGGCGCGCCTTGTCGCGGTCGTAGTGCCAGCTCTTGTACCCTTCGGCGAAACGCGGTTGCAGCATCTTGCAGAGCTGTACCAGCTTCTTGCAGGCGACTATGCGGCCCGATAGAACGTCGTCGCAGTACAGCTCGGCCGTCGTGCGGTCATTCACGTATCGGCTCCACGTGTATGATCGCCGCGCTCCCGTTTCGCACCGCTGGATGGTGCGTGAAGTACGCCATATAGTGAACGTCGTACAGCGCATGGGCGTAGTCAGCCGTGTGGTGGCATACGGAGCGGTCGCCGAAGTCCGAGCAGCTTGGCTTCGCGCACTCCCTCTTGCCGTCGCACACGAAAAGGACCTCGTTCGGCAAGTCGAACAGCGCTTCCGCGTCCGCTTGGGGAATCGTTATGGACATGGCTCCCCCTATGCGTTGAAGTCCGCGAGCTCGTCGGACTCCTCGACCTTCTTCTCTGCGCCGAGGGCCTTGAGCTGTTGGAGCGTGATGCCAGCCGTCTGAAGGTACGCCTTGTAGCTGCCCTGCATCGGGTTCTGCTTCTTCCCGTGCAGGCCGTCTACCATGATGCCCTGCTCGTCGAGGATGCGCCTGCACTCCTCTGCTCGGTCGTACGACCAGCACATGTTGCAGACCAGCTCCGCGATGAGCGGGTCGTCGCAGTCGTACTTGCCGCTGTCCACCACCGCCTTGTAGCGGTCGGTGTTCTTGATTGCGTTGATGCTGTATGTGTCCTTGCTCATTCGCACTCCAATCCGAAATACTCTCGAATCTTTCCGTTTATTCGTTCACGTTCCTCGTCTGTCAGTTGCGGGGAACCTGGGTTCTTGATGCCAAGCAACGCTTCCGTGTAATCGCCGCAGGTGCCGCCCATCGCAGGGACAAGCGGCTCGTCGGTGATGTGCCACTTGCCGTCATCGCCGACTTCGAGCCTGTAATCGTCGTTATCATCCAGAAACAGGTTGAGCATCATCACGCACGCGACCGCGCTCTCAAACGTGACGGTAGGCTTGACCTCGACGTAGACTGTTCCCACCTTCCCGCTCGCAATTTCGGCCATCATTCATCCTCCTCAATGTGCGGCATCCCGTATTCATCGAACCATATCCCCCTCCTGCTCTTGGGCGGCGGCTTGACGTAGGTTCCGAGTTCGCCGTGCCTTTTCTCGTGGCAGTCGTGGCACAGCCCCGCGAGCCTTCCAACTGAGAACGCGACATTCGGATCGTCGTGGTTCTCTGGTGTCTGCGGCTCGGTGTGGTGGACCTCCATGATGCTCTTGCGCTCGTCCTTGGTGCCGTGGAGCAGCAACGGCCTGCCGCAGTCGGCGCACATGCCGTGCTGCCGCTCGTAGACGAGCTGGCGTATCGGCTCCCAGCCGTCGTGCCCGTAGACGGCCCTCTGCCATGGCTCTAGGTTGTGGTAGCTCATGCGGCTCCCGAAAGGTCGTCACAATCGGACTGCTTCTCGGTTAATTGTACCATTATTGGTACAGAAAAACCAGTTTTTTCGGCTTTTCGCCGCACTAAAAATCATCTGTCCCCCCGCCGTTCCCCTGAGCGGTCGGGCCGATCTCACGGGTGGGGGCCGTCAAATATGCCATTTGACCTGCACAAACGCCGAATCGCGACGATCCTACCGGACGCGGGCCGCCTCGGTTGAAACCAGGGCCGCCGGCGTGCTACCATCGCGCGGGCGCGTGCAAAAGTAGCACGCCAGGACGCTGGCAAAAGGGCCAGCAGAAAGAGAGGCAACAATGAGAGAACACGAATACGGAGAATTGAGGCTTGTCAGCAATGAGCCGATGGAATGGGCTTGCGATTGTTATCGCGGATACATTGGATACTCCGTTAACATTGCTGGCGTATGGCCCGATAACGTCGGGTTTCCCGCCTTCACTCATGAGCAGATGAAAGAATGCGCACGCTTAAATGAAAATCTCGGCAACCGTTATTCTTTCGAAGAGTTTCCGCATGTTGTTTACAACGAAGAATCCAACACGTGGCAAGAAACTTATTGGGATGCAACTATTGATATTGAGCCGTTCGCCGTTGACGGTATCGAACTGTTCGCATTGGGCCGTGAAAGCGGTTGGCCGTGGGGCGAGATTGAAGACGGCTACGAATACGAAGTCTAACCACTGAACACACATACAAAGAGCATGCATCAACACGTTGTAAGCGGGCAAAAGGGCCCGAAACGGATAGCGGGCAAAAGGGCCCGCGGAAAGAGGGAAAACATGAAAGAATACACGGCAACGATCCACGCTTACAAAGCAGTAAAACCGCCGCGTTGCAAACTCGAAAGGCTTGAGCCCGTAACGGAAACCATTACCATGCCGTTGCATTACGCCGAATCGGCACCCGTTGCAATGAGGGTAAAACGGCCGCTCGAGTACACCAGCAAAAAGGACGGAACGCGCAAAGTGTACAGTTCGCGAGATATTGAGCTTTTGGCGCTTGACGGCATGTTGTGGAAACCGTACGGGAATTATCTAAAACCGTATCGGCCGGGTGAATGGACGATCGAGGAATTGGCGGACATATGCGCGGAATGCTTTACCAACTCTAACCCGCTCGAACGGTGGCCGTGGCAATGGAGCAATGACAACGAACCTCCAACCGGCATGCTTGTACGCGATAGGGGCACGTGGGCAACTGTAGAGAACATTAGCAAAAACGTGCTTGACGGTTGCAACTACTATGCAAGTATCGGGGGCAACCTTTACGAACCAGCAAACGAACTTGTTTACACATATGAACCAGTCCATTCACGCGGTTACGGTTACGATGGCTACGTAATTCTTGCGCAAGAATATCAACCTGGTAAACAGTTCACGCATTATCTCTGTAACGCGCTGCAGGACTGGCGCAAGGTCAATCCGTATACGAAATACGCCAAAAACTTTTTTGACGACGTTTCGGGCGTCGACGTCATCGAAGTGCTTTTGCCCGAATACGTAACCGCGGATCCTCATGCGGACAATTTGCGGGCCGAGATTGAGAAGGCAAAAGAGAAGGCCGCTAATTGCAACGAGGCCGCAAATGAACACATGAGGAAAATCAACAATTTGCGAGAAGACGTTAAACGTGACAAAGAGGCCGCAAAACGTTACAACGACGACGCGCAAAAATTCGCTGATGAGCTCGAGGCTTATCTCGTCGAATCGGAGGCGTAACAATGGCACGCGCTAACTATTGCGAGTTTTTCAGGTTCGACGATCAGTATTGCGACGTGTTCATAGAAGACGGCCATTACTTATACGCGGAAGCTGATCCGTTTCAGTGGTTTCACTTCTTGACCGTAAACGAATGGCACGCGACCCGAAACCTGCACGGTGAAACCGAATGGATCCGACACGACGCCGCCGGCGCTGATACCGCATATCTCGAAACGCTCGAGCCGGCCCCCGTCGACGTTGCGCAATTCATCATCAAGCGCGAATACGCTCGATCGCTTTACTACTCCACGCGCGGCGATAGTTGCGCGTGGTATGGATTTGACGATCCGCCGACAATGGCGGAATGCATGGAAGACGCGGAAGCGTACGCGGGCGAACTCTGCAACTGCTAACTATCGACGCGGGCACGACGCCCGCCGGAAGGGAAAGACATGTATTACGCAACTCACAAAGTTCATGATCCGTACGGGTCCGATATTCAGGTTTGGGCGTTCAATACGCGAACGGCGCGCAATCTGTTCGTGAAGCATGGCCCGCGCGGGTGTTGGTCATTGATATACCCGTACGAACAATGCGCGATCAGCGCGAAAGACGCGCGCGCAATGGCGCAACGCGACAATTACGGCGACGCGTACGCGATCGACGGCGACGCGGGCGGGGTCGTTTACATTTGGGGCACGCGCAACTATGACGAATGGAGGCGCAACCATGTTGCATAAAGTGAATTACGCGATCTATCGATAACAACCGACATGCGAGGCGGGCCCGGCCCGCGGGAAGGCGGAAACCATGAGGACCATACTAGACGAACAAGCAACCTATAACACCGAAACCGGAACGACGTTGCAAACGCGCGTTATCCCTCTTTTCGAGTACTGGGAATTGAACGACGACGCCAAAAACCGCGTGATAAGCGAGTACGCGGACGAACGCGCGAACGATCCCTATTTTGACCAATTCTTCTCCGATTCGTACGAACGCGATATATGGGAATGCGTGCATGAGCTTGAGAAAAGCATTACCGGCGCAAACGTAAAGTGGAGCTATAACCGCTGGTATTCTTGTGACTTCGATTGTGAATACTCCATTAATGATATTGACTGGCTATCGCCCGACGTTATGCGCACAATTGAAAACACCGGATACTATGCATCAATGGATCTTTGCGACGCATGGAATAAACACATGCGCAAACTGAACGCGTTCGCTATGAAACACGAATACATAAGCGAGTTATGCGACGGTCCGTATTATTACGAATATTGGTATGAGGGTCAAAACCCGGAAAACAAATACTTTTATAAGCGCCTTGACGATATGCGCAACAAAATTTTTGATGCATGGATTGAAGAGCTCGAGGCCGCTTGCAAGGACGTGCAAGACACGATCGAAACGCTTTTGCGCGACGAATGGGAAAACTACACCAGCGAGGAATACACGCGGGCGGAATGCGAAGACGAATACGCGCAAGGTTGCGAATACCGAACAACCGACAAAAGCGGCCGCGTGTATTATTCGGACTCTCGCAAGTGGTATACCGCCGATGGCGAACTTTACGACCAGTCAAATATCAATCATGCTTGCGTGTCTATCGTTAAAGCCTTTTAGCAGAATGGAGACTTGCAATGTTTAGAATCTACGGAGACGCAACCGACGAAACGAAAAAAAACGTCGATAGACTTTATTTTCAATGCAAGGAACAAGACGCGTATACCGGCAATATTACGCTTTACAACGACGTTGAAACATACGACGACATCATTACCGTAATGTACATTGCAAAAGATTATCTTGTCGTAACCGTTGAATGCGAAGACGAAACGACTTTTCAAAAGTCGTTCAATCCGTGCGAATGGAACGAGGCATATAATTGCTACAAACTGCAGGCCGGTTTTAACACATCTGGCATTAATTAGCATATGGAGTGATTAGCTCATGCATGCATCATTCAATTGGAGTTTGTTCTTAATCAATTGCTTGCTTTGGTTTGTGGTTTATCCCTTGTTGCTGATCCTTGCGCTGTTCGCGATACGCGCGTTTTACCGATGGCATAAGCGCCAAAAGGATGAGCAGGAAACGCGGGAAGTGCTAAAGCGAAACGAAGAACAGAAACGGAAAATCCGCGATAGTTGGCAAAAACCGAACAACTAGAGACAAGGGCCCGAAACTAATTCGGGCCCTTGCTTTTTACCATGAGCGAAAACCGGCGCAACCGTTACGCCGGTTTTTTGTTTGTCCTGGCATGCGAGACACGCGCGCGGTCGTTGGATCATACGGCCCGAATGCACCAAACCATGCAACCAAAAAGCGTTTGATACCAAAAACGACCGAACAATGCGCAACCGGCGTTTTCCCTTGCTTTTCGGGCTCATATACCGCAAACAATCGCATTATTGAGCGCTATAATCGCCGCTATGGTACAGTTTCGTTTCAATACGTGCGAGTTACCGCATTACGCGATACCTTACCTTATATCGAGTTTGAAGTGCCTTTTACGACATTTGCCCAGTTCACAAGCTCATATACCCGATTGTGTTGATATTGTGAATTCGAGGGACGTAAACCATGGTTTACTTTTGGCGTCACCGCAGGTCAATTGCGTTTTTTCAGCGAACGGAAAAAGTTGATATGAACACCCGCGCGGTCAACCCAGGATTTTTTCGGCGGTTCGGAAAAACCGATATGAACACGCGCACGGGTCTTTGGGCATGCGCGCCGCGCGGACGTGCAAGTGCTATCATGTACGTCGGAGCGGCGATAGGTGCGCCGCACGAAACGGAGGGAAGCCCACCATGCGAATCGACCTCGAATCTATGACGCCAGAGCAGTACGACCGCTACCGTTTGCTGTGCGACTCGCGCAGTTCAGCCGAGTTCCGCTTCCGCCGCGAGATATGCGGCATCGAGCTTTCCGAGCTCGCCGAAGACCTCGGCGTTCGGCTCGACACCGCGAAGCGCTGGGAGAACCCGAAGAAAGGCTACCCGCCGAGCCTGCGCGCATGGGCGTACGTCGATTCGGCGTACGACAAGGTGATCGGCGCGGTCGATGCCGCTATCGCCCAAGTCGAGGAGATTATCGACGAGCACGGCGAGCTTGGTGCCATCCACATCGCCTACCGGCGCGGCAACCAACCGACGCGCGACGGCGAGACGGTAGGGCGCGCGAACGCCGCTGCAAGGGCCGCTGGGCTCGCCTTCACCGCGCTCGGCTACGAGATCGCCGTCGAGTGGGCTGACGAGGGAACGGCTGGAATCGCGGCTGCGGCGGGAAGAAGTTAAACTGCCCCAGAGGAAAACCGACGAGGCGATTTTCCCACGCGATTTATCCACGCCATTTATAAGGTTCTGGGGAAAAAGCGTCGGAGCGATTTTCATAAACTCGCAGAAGAAATGCTGTCGGCTGATTTTGCCAACGGCTTTAACTCTATTGCTCTCCCAAGTTTTTGCTCTTGGCGATTTTCCTCCATGTTGTTCCGAGCCTGTAGAGCCTGGTCTTTATCTGGTTGTTGCTCAACCCCATTTGCAAAGACAGCTCGGCCAAGTCATACGTCGGCGGATTAAGAATCATCGCATCTTCATCTTCGGCCCAACGATGATAGGTTTGTTTTTTCGCACAGTAGCTTTCTATCGCCGATGCATATTGCTCTGCGACGGTCTTGCAGAACAATTTCCGTTTGCCTATTGACATGTAAGGCAATGCCCCGTCTTTAGCCATTTCTTCAATCAAATCGCATGGCACGCCGAAAAGCTCTGCAACTTCGCTTCCATACAGAAACTCATCGCTCATATCGTGTATCGCATTCGCTTTTCTATTCGCATTCTGCGTGCTCATATCAGACCATCTGCAATTGTCTGGCGCGTAATCTCCAAACGGGTCAATGCGATCCAGCGTGCATGATGCGCGGTCGGAATTTTCGTCATAGCCATTTTCGATTGCCCATTGCTCGAACTTCAAAAAGCCGTCAGACCATTCTTCGCAAACTTTGATGCCCATGCCGCCGTAATGCTTGTACTCTACGTGGCTTTCCCTGTAGCACCGTTGGTTCATCGCCTTCCATATTGACTTCAAACGCTTACGGCCTTTTTCGCTCAACTGATTGCTGATGCCCACCATGCACCGCCTAACTGAAACAACCCGCGCTTCGGTGATGGTGGCACCGAATGCGGGCTGTTACCGTGAAATTATATATGATTGCGGCCACCATCCGCTCATACGAACTTACAGCAAATTGAAATTCTGCACATGCGATGGTGTAAAGGAAAATCGGTTTTCATTTCTCCGATTTCGCAACGCCGACGTATCGCGCCGTCCCGTCTGCGAACTCGATGTTGCGGTCCATCCACTCGAAGCAGGCGATGCAGCGCTCGAACGCGGTCTGGCGCGTGCATCCGAGCATGTGCGCGACCTGCTTCCATCCAGCTCCCCAAAGCCAGCGCTCGGCAACGGCCTGCGCGACGCTCATGGAATAAAAGCGCGACGCGATTTCCACAGCCTCGAACGCCGCATCGAGCGAGCGTTCGTCACCCGACTGGGCATCCTCGAACACGGTGGCTGCGCTCATCTAGACGATTTCCCTCCCGCTGATTTTGCCAGCGACCGAACGAGGTCGGCCACACGCTCTGATGCGTACCCATCGATTTCGCCAACGACAGTCCCAGCGCACCGCGCATCGGCTTCGCCCATGCCGTTCTCAAAAGCGTCGCGGAGCATGTCGATGAAGCGTTCCTCGTTCCCCTCCACATTGATGTGACGCGACCCGTACCAAGACGGGTAATCCTCGTACATGCCCTGGCTTTTCAGGTATCCATCTGCTCCATCCGTGACGAACACGACGGGCTTGCGCATCGCGTAAGCGTCGAACATGATGCTGGAAAAGTCGGTTGCGAGAACATCGCAATCTATGACGAACGGCGTAGACGGCAACTCGTTCCCATACTCCTTGACCCGATCTAATTGGAAGTTGACTATCGGGTGTTGCGTACACATGTGCCGCTTGACCACGATGATCTCGTCATCGTCTAACAGCGCGTCCACTTTTCGCCAGTCGATGCGCGGCAGCGGCGGGTCGCGGTGCGTCCTCCATGTCGGCGCGTAGAAATACGCACGCTTGAACTCTGATAACACGGTGCTTCCATCGCCCTTGCGCTTGCCGAAATACCTGTCGTGCAGCGGGAAACCGAGCATGCGAACGCGGTCTGCCGGAAGCCCGACCTCGCCCATGACTTTGCCCTGCGTGTACGGCGTGGTGCAGATAGCGTAATCGACCTGGCTGCATCCCCTCTCGTGTTCCTCGACTGAGAAATTGAGCCCGTACAGCTTATCTCCCGTTACGCCGTGCGAAACGAACAGCGTCTTCACGTCACCCTTGGTAGCGGACCACTCGGGCGTGCAATCAGTCACGAGCACCGATGTTTCAGGTGAAAGCGCCGCGCACGCTTTCGGAACGTTCTGCATAAACTCCTTCTCGCCGTCATAGGCATCCCATACGGCTTTAAGGTTCTCCGCCCTTTCGAGCGGGCGGTTGCTCGTGAAAATCACCTTGCCCATTTCGCGTGCCTTTCCATAGCCTCGCCCCACGTCATTTCCCTGTACATCTGCTCGAAGAGCTTCTTCTCGCAAAGCTCGGTGCTCGGCCACGATGACTCGGCTGCGAAGTGGATGATCCTGTCTGGCGCTATTGCGCCGACCGTCCACGGGCAGCGGTTGTACTCTGGCGGCATCTCGGCTATGCGCCCTTGGCACAGGTAGTTCATGGCGTCCTGCTCTGGCCATGCGTACGCGTGCGAGTTTATGAGCGACACTATCTCGTCGCCCTTGCCGTCGCGCAGCTTCTCCAGGTTGAGCAGCGACACGCCGACGTTGCAGTATTGCAGTCCCGGCCGCTGCGACGGCCAGCGCTCCTGCACGGCTGCGAAGTAGCACCCTTCGAGGTCGATGTCCCATGCGCCAGAGCAATCTCCGACGGCAACCGTGTCGCAGTCGAGCGAGAGCACCGTGCCCAGCTCTGGGAACTCGCGGTGCAGCGCGGCGCGCATGAGCGCCATGTACGTGAAGCGAGTCTCCGCGTTAGGCCCGTCCTTCGGAAAGAAGGTCTGGCCGCTTACGTCCATTACCTCGCACATGTCTGGGAGCCATCGGTCGAAACCGCCCTCGGTCAAGAGCCATACCTTGCCCACGTCCGAGTTCGCGATCAGCGATTTCGCAGCCGTCTCCATATCGCCGTAGATGTTCCTCGTGCCAGTGTAAACAGCGTGCTTCATAAATCCGCTCCGCCCAAGCCTACCTCGTCGTAGTGCAGCTCGTCGTACGCCTGTATCCTGCGGCCGAGAAGCTCTATCACGTCCGTTGTCATCGAGTTCCCGAGGTTCGGCACGTCCGGGAACCTGTGCGCCAGGACTGCGGATGGGAACTCGTCCACCTCCGCGAACGCCAGCGGTTCCCAACCGAGGCGGCTCCATGCAACCGTAGCCGCCTCTATCCCGCTGAAAATCGAAACGTACCTCATCCCCGCGTCTCCCTTTCCCTGCGCTTCATAGCATTTCCTTGGCTATGCTCTAGTTTGCTTCTCCTTGGCACTGCCTTTGCCCCGCAACGCCTTCCCATAGCGCTGCCCATCGGCGCTTATCATTAGCGTGGCGCTGCCTTGCTTTGCCGTTGCAGCACATTGCCTTGCTAATCTAATCCATTGCTACGCAGAGCGGCGCTTTGCGGGCCCTTGCCCAAGCCTTGCTTTCATTGCCCTGCCTTCGCCTGTCTTTCCAAAGCGCTTCCAACGCATTTCTCCGCTTTTCCACCGCGTTGCCAATCGGAGCTCCTCCTTTAGCCGCGCTTTGCATAACCGCTGCCCCGCATTTGCGTTGATGTGCAGGTCGTTGCTTCGCCATTGCAGTTCGACCCGATGCTTTTCCTCTGCGCGTCGTGGCTATGCGATTCCGATGCCGACGAATGCCGCTCCTGTGCTGTGCTTTGAAGAGCATCTCCTGCGCCTTGCGAACGCACGCGTTGCCTTTCCTAAGCCGTGCCAACCTGTGCTTTCCCGTCGCAGAGCTACGCATCTCCCATGCCCCGCTGTGCTTTGCCACGCAACGCTGATCCTTCGCCTGGCCAAGCATTGCCCTGCCATCGCTCCCTTCGCTCCGCGTTGCCGCGCCCGCGCCTTGCTAAGCAATTCCACTGCTTTGCGAACCACTGCCAATCCGCTGCTTCGCCTTGCACTGCTTGGCCGATCCACTGCTTTGCAGAGCACTACTGCGCGTTGCCTTGCCAATCCGTTGCATCGCCAAGCTCTGCACAGCTACTCCAAAGCCTCGCTTCGCAAACCACTCACTGCCAATCCGCTGCTTGGCCTTGCACTGCTTTGCTCTGCCTTGCCCATCCGCTGCTTCGCATCGCATTGCTCGGCACGGCTTTGCCAATCCAATGCGCCGCCCAACATTGCTCTTCCTCTGCATGGCGCATCCGTGCGATGCATATCCCTCGCTGTGCTTTCCGACGCGGTGCATTGCCAGTCCGCTGCGCTGCTTCGCTGTTCCAACGCACTTCGGTGCATTGCTTTGCTCCTCCCTCGCTGGGCTTTGCCGAGCCTCAGCTCCGGTTTGCTACGCCCCCGCAATCCACTGCCTCTCCGTTGCTTCGCGCTGCAGAGCTAAGCCACTTCGTTGCCGTGCTGCTCCAAGCTCATCCTATGCCGTTCTGTGCATAGCCGAAACGGTGCGAAGCTAAGCCGATGCAGTGCCCTCCTCCGCTTTGCCCCTTCACCGCAATCCTTAGCGGCGCATCGCTACGCCGATGCTACTGCATGTTCCCTCCGACAACTTTCCCATCGGAATCTACCGCACGGTACAGAAACGCGCCTTTGCCCGAGTTGCGCCACTGCCCGAAGCCGTGGTACTCGCCGTAGTCCAGCCATTCGAGCACGGCGTCCAGCAGCTCCTTGCGCATCACCATGACCTTGAACTCCATAATGGTTCCATCCGGCACAGTCTCGCTGTGAGCAAGCGCCACCCGCTCGCCCTGGGCGGTCTGCGCGCGCAGCGGGCGCTGGCAGTCGCCGATGAAGCCGCGAGGCGGAAGCTGCAGCTCGATCTTGCGCGGAGCCACGAAGATATTGCCGTCGATTTCCTTCTTGTAAGCCTTCATCTTCTTTGAAAGCGTGTCGTCGGCCCTGCGCAGAAGCGAGCACGAGTCCTTGAACATTCCCTTCACCTGGTAGTCGTACACAAACGGCACGCCCGCAGCCGTGCGGGGGAACACCGTCATGCCCTTCTCGTCGTACTCGACCACGCCTATCGCATCGATCTCCTCCTGCCTGGTCTTTGCGTCGCTTGCCTTGCTCGCGATGTACTCCGCCGCGATCTCCGGGTTGTTCGGCATGGTTCCCAGAAGCTCCTCGATGAACTGGCACGTAACGTTGATTTCGTAAAACTTGAAGCTCATTTCCTGCTCTCTTTCTCTTAGTCGTTTAGTCGTTGTTCTCTGCAGCCTGCAACTGCTGCTCCTGCTGCTCGTCGATGCGCTTGAGGTCCGCAGTTATACCCGCAGCGCACCCGTCGCAGATGTACGCCTGCGACTTCGGGTCTGCCACGAGGTACTTGACCTCGATTTCTTTCTTGCCGCACCAGTTGCACGTCTTCTCAGCCGTCTGGATGATCATCCCTTCACCCCCTCTCTCTCCTTTCCCGAGCGCCAGCGGAGCCCAGTCATCGTATCGGTTCCTGTAGCCGTAGCAGCGCCATCCGTAGAAAGTCTTGACCTGCTTGTACGGGCAGGCTGGCTGCTTGCGCTTCTTGCAGTGGGGGCACTTGTGCATCCTCAGCCATTCCTCAGCGCCCATCGCGCCCCTCATTCTTCGGCGTGTAGAAACCGCACACGTCCTGCGCCCTCTGCCCGTCGCAGATCGCCTTCCTGTCCGCGTAGCGCATCGACCCCTTGCCGGGTGCGAGGCAGCACCAGTTCCCCGTCTCTGCGCGCCCCGCCTGCTTGCGGCACGTGTCGCAAAGGTAGCAGCTGCTCACATCAGCCTCCTAAGCCTCTCCACAGCCCTCGCTGGGCTTATCTTCCCGTGGTGCAGGTCGTCCACGACGACCTCAACGGAGTCGCTTTCCAGCTTGCGAAGCCTTTCGTTCTCGTCCTCGAGCTCCACCAGCTTCAGCTCGAGCCACGCCGTCTTGCGCGTCCGCTCGGTGAGGGCGTCCACCAGGCGCTTGGAGCTTTCGAGCTGCATGTTGAGAACGGTCATGGCCTTCTCGTAGCCATCCACCGCTTCGTCGTACAGCTCCATGAAGGCGTCTGCCCTCTCAGCTTTCGACACGCTCAAGTCCCAGGCGGCTAGCGCCTCTACTCGCTTTTCGACATCAGCTCTGTCCACTCCACGACCTCCATCCCGATAGCCTCCGCGACCGTGACATGCTCGCATGCGCCCTCGGACTCGACCCATCCAGGCAGCAGAACCAGCACGTCGTAGAACCTCGCCGCCCTGGTTGCGCCGCGCCCCCTGCTGTGGACGGCGGTAAGCTCGTGGATGCTTCCCAACATGTACGCCTCGTGCGACCGCGCCGACTTGTCGCTCATGGGCGCGTCCTTCGCGGGGTTGTAGACCGCCTTGGCTCCCAGGAACCGCAGCATGCTCTCGCACTCCGAGAACGCCGCCCTGTTCCAGTCCGGCTTGCCCGTCATCGGGCCGCTGATGAACACCCTCGCGTCCTTGACGCTCACAGGCTCGCTCATGGCTCCACCCCCATCTCGCGCATCCTGGTTCTGAACTCGCAATCCCTCGTCTTGCCGTTGTAGCGGTCGCACGTCAGGCAGTCGCGCCCGTAGCCGCACATGCCGCGCCACATGTCGGCGATGAGCTTTTCGAGCGACGCGATCCGCTCGCGCAGCCTCGCAAGCTCCTCCTCCATGTCCAGCACGGTATCGTGCAGGTTCCCTTCTCCGAAGCTCATTGCCTCCCCCTTTCAACGTAACTCAAACACATATCCGGCTTTCCGTATTCGCCGAACTTGATAATCCTGCTTTGGCATGAGCACACGTAGCTCCCGTACAGAATCGAGCTGTGCCTGCAACCGTAGCAGCGCGGATTGATTACATGAAGCGCGCTGGATGTTGTGGTCGTGGTATGAACCGGCTCGTATGCGCTGTACGGCACCCAGCTCATTGCTCTCTCCTTTCTCCCCAAGCACAGTAGCCGTCAGGCTCAGCGAGTTTCCATTGCGTGAAGCCGTGATACTCGAACTTGCATGACAGCATCGCGCCTTCTTTCGGCTTGTAGTACCTGCAATCCCTGCACCGCACGATTTCTTTCATCGACTCAACGTCGTTTCCAACCCACATAGCTACTTCGTCGTCGCACGTTATGATGTACTCGCTCATTTGTCTGCCTTCCTCTCGCCCCACTTACAGAAGCCGTCAGGCTCTATCGCATACCATCGGTCATCGTGCCATTCGTCGTATCGCATGCACTCGCCATCCCGAGTTGCGTGCTTGCAGTCCTTGCACCGCACGATTTCAGGATTCCCCAGCGTCGCGGCTATGGCCTGCTCTGGCGTGAGCGGTGCCACGGACAGCAAGCCGTCATTCTGCTCAAGCGCCGCATACGATTTGCCGTCAATCGTCCATGCCGTGTTGCATCCGTGGTCAACATGGCTCACACCGCGCTCGTCTAACATGGTACGGAACCGCTCGGTTGCGTCGATATCGGTCATTGCTCTTTCCTTTCTCCCCATGCACAGAAGCCGTCAAACTCGATTGCGAACCAGTAATCCTTGAAACCCTCGTCTATGCGCGTGCACTCGTCAATGCAGCGGAATCTGCAATCCCTGCACCTGGTAATCGGCGCGATCGGCATTGCACCGTCCCGCTCGTCTGGGCAGTAGAACGCGCGCTCCGTATCGCTTCTCGGAAAGCAATCCTCTGGTATGTCGATGATGTACTCGGTCATAGCTTGCTCCTCTCGCACAGCGCGACGAGAGAGTTCGCTATCGACAGAAGCGCCCATGCCTGCGTCTCGTGAACGGGGTGCTCGCCTACAGTCGCGTTTATGGCGGCTTTCGCAAGCGCCAAATGGTCTGTCTGCATCTCGCGGTACATCTTCAGCTCTTTGAGCCATTCGGCGAGCTGCCTGTGCTCCATGCCGCACATACCGCCGACTGTGCCTTGATGCTCGGCATGGGCGATGGCTTCGTCCAGCGTTAGCATTCGCTTACCTCGCTTTCCAGACATTCGAGCAGCTCGTCGTAATCGTCGATAAGGCAGATTCCGTCCTTACAAAAATCTCGGAGCAAACAATACTTGCAGCTCATACTGTCTGGCTGCAGCGTCCGCGCCGCCCTCTCGGGCGTGCCGAACAGCTTCTCGTAGTTAGTCATCGCACCCTCTCCGCAACGAGGACATTTGCTAGGAAGATCGGCTAAATCATGCCTGGTCACGAACTCCCCACAACATGCACACCTTACGTCCCACAGCGCCGCTCCGTCTTGGTCGTCCCTCGTCCCGTAGAACGACCACCATTTGCCGCTAGTCATCGCGCACCTCCAACCTCGGGCCGCGAACGTCCTGGTCGTACTTCGCAGCCATTCGCGCTATGTCGCGCAGGCTCAGGTACTTGCCCTTGAGCGCCATCAGGCGTAGCTCCCAGGGTCTTGCTCCGACGTGAGCGAACTGGGCTATCGTCGTTCCAAGCAACTCCCATTCGACGTTCCTAGTCATCGCCGCCATCCTTCCAGCTTTCCTTGAGGTATGCATAGAACGCAGGCTCATAGCTGCACAGCACCACGATTTCAGCGCCGCACACAGGGCATTTCTGCGCCCAATGCTCGCCGTCCTCGTATTCCTTGCTGGGATTAACTTGCCCGTAGCGCCTGCAATGGGGGCATTCCCACTCGTACCATTCGCACGCCATTACTCACTCCCTTGCCCTCAGCTCCCGCAGCTCTTCCAGCCATTCCGCGAGCTGCGCGTGCTCTTCGGCGCACTCCCCGCCGCACTCGGCTTTCGAGCGTGCGTGGTCGATCGCTTCGTCAAGATTCATCTGCGTTCTCTTTCTCGTACTGCGCATCGAATGCGTTGCTGAACTCAGGTTCGAAGTAGTCCACGAACTCCTGCACACTCACGCCATTTGGCGGCTTCGGCTCGGGTCCGTATCCGTCGTCGATGTAGAGTCGGCACCATTCGTCGTATTCGTAGAGCGAGGTTTTCGGGATGCCGTAACGCTTCGTGTACTTGTCGAAAACAACTTTCCGACCCTCTGATTTGACCATCGCATCGAGCAGCATATTGCCGCGCTCTTTGGTCAATATCTGCTCCAACTCGTCAACTCTGCTGCGCAGGTTGTTCCGCTCCTTTTCCAATGCTTCGAAGTCAGCGAGGAACTTTTCCTCCAATGTCCTGTACGTCATGATTGCTACTCCCCTTCTTCGAGGACGCCAAGTGCTTCTCTGAACAGCTTTCCGCTCGATATTTCGGAAAGCTCGAACTTATGAACGACCTTTCCGCTTTCTGTTTCCATGCGGACATGCTCCATTCCAGCAAGATAGCCGCTGGTTTCAGCAACAGAACCATCTGGCATTGTGAATTTTCTCTCGTATGGCTTCTCGCTGAGTTTTTCGAGTATCCGCACAGCTATCGAACCGTGCCGCCCTATGCCGTCTCCGAACTCTTCTGACGTAAACACGGTTACGCCATCTGCAACCATCTGAGCCAATCGCCTCAACCCAATGCGTTCGTCAACCGTCAAGTCAATGCTATCGTCATAGCTAGCAGTTACCAGCTTGTCATGCAGGCGAACGCGCTTCTCTACTCTCTCAAACCACTTTCCCTGATACTCGCTCATTCGCCCACCACCTTCGCTCCGCAGTTAGGACAGTATTTCGGAACGTCGGCTACTCCGTCGATTGCCAGCGATGGTTCGCCGTAATCATCGAACATGAGCAACAGCGTGCATTTGCACTCAGAACACACCCACGCATTGAATCGGGTATTTACATCGTGGCACGTCCGCTCGCTGCCCAGTGTCGCAGCTATGGCTTGCTCAGGTGTGCAGCGTAGCATGAGCAAAACGGTTTCGTCGTTATGGAAGCTCGCCTCAATCCGCGCTTTCGGCATCTTGTCCGCATCAAACACGGTGAACTTGTCGTATGGCTCCATCGAGCCTGTCATCTTCAGCGATTTAACGGTGAAGTCTGCTCCTGCTTCACGCAACAGCCTTTTCACTCGGTCGTTTATTAGCTCGGTCGTTCGGTTGTCGGTCATTAGCTATCCCCCATTTCGTACCAGTTGCCCTGTGAATCGCGAGTGATGCGCCTTCCGCAATACTTGCATTCTGCGAAAAGAAGAAACTTTAGCGGGTCATTCGGGTGATAATGTTCAGTACCGCTTTTAGGCTTGTGCCATCCGAGCTTTTCGCACATCCAGCGCCGTATGCGCGGCGTTCGGTTGTCGGTTGCGCTAGTCATCGTCATCGCCCCACTCGAACTCGTCTGCATCCATCCACGTCAGCATCCAATCGTCGGCGAAGCATTGCGCGGAGCAATAGCAGTTCGCTTCGGCGCACGGGCCAATCTTGGTGTAGTGGTGCCATTGAAGCCAGTTATCGAGCGCTATATAGCCGCCATCGTCCAGCTCCTTTCCGCACACAACGCAATGCAGCTTCTTCGGCTTAGTCATCGCCATCACCAGCCATCCTCAGCTCTGCGGCGTACTCAGCTATGGTGTCCTGCGCATCCAAGTCCCATTGGTGGCCGCTGGTGAGCACTCGACTAGCGAACTCTTGCAGCACGTCCTCGACGGTGCGCGGCTTGACGTGGCTCAGCAAACCTTGGCTCGCCCATGACGCAGCCCCGATCTTGATGTTCCATATGCCGTGCGCCATATAGCGCTCGGCGATTTCGCGCTCGATTTCGTCACATGCGGAATCGAACGCTTTATGCCATGAATCAAGCCATTCGGAATGGAACATGAACTTACCTACCACGTCCAGATGGTCGATTATCTCCGTGCTGTTTATGTCCGCTGCCAACTCGCGCAGCTTCTCGATTGATTCCAACATTCCTTCCTCCTTCGCTACCACGAAACATAGACGTCCGTCACGCCTGCCGTCTCGCACCAGTCGTAGACCTTCGCGGCTCCCCACGGCGTGTCCACCACCGTGCCGACGGCGTCCTGGCTCGCCACGGCGATGTAGCCGTCGCCGTCCATGACGAAGCCGCCTTCCCCTACGTGCCTGCCGTTCGAGTTGAGGTCCGTGAGCCCCGCTCCTGGCAGCACGTTCTCCGAGTACCACTTGAAGGTCGTGCCGTTCGCCTCGACCTTGCCATCGCGCCGAAGATCTGGTGCGTCGTAGCTCGGCTCGTAATAGGACGTGTCCCATTCGTAATAGGACGTGTCCCATTCCGTCCACTGGTTGTCCCATTCGCCGTACTCGCCGTCCCATTCGCCGGCTGCATCGTCCAGCGCAGCCTGCCGCTGCTGCTCCATGAGCGCTAGCTGCTCGTAGCGCGCGGCCTCGTTGGCTTCAACCATCGCGTCGTGCGCCCCGAAAACGAGCGAGAGCGCAAGAGCCATCGCCTCTATCATCTTCACCACTCCAAATCGTGCCATGAGGCGCTCCTCAGCGCCTCCTCGTATTTCACCGGGACGGACGTGCATGCGTACTGCCACACGTGCTCGTCATCGAGCCATCTCAGGTGCAGCCTGTGGCTGTGGAGCAGCCCGTGGCAACCTCCCGCGTTGCCGAAGCCGCACACCGTCACTGTCGGGCCCTTGGCACCGCCCTGGCTCCTCGGGACTATGTGGTGCCTGTTGGTCGCCCTCCTGCCGCAGAAGGCGCACGTGCCGTCGAGCGTGTCTATCGACGGTGCGCGCATCATGGCCTCCTGCCAGCGGTTCACCCGATCCTCTTGTCGGTTCCGTCCATCCTCATCGTCTCTGTTCCCTCGCACAGCCTTGAAACCAGCGCCTCTGCGGTTGCCTCGTCTGACTGCGCGAACCTTGCGAGCAGCTCGCCTCGGGAGAAGTTCGACGTGGTAACTGTCGGCTTGCCCTCGGACACCCTCTGGTCAACAAGCCCGTACAGGACGCCCGCCGAGTACGCTGTCGGCATCTCCTTGCCGAGATCGTCCAGGACTAGCACCCTGCATGCGTAGCACCTGTCGAGGACGTCGGTGCTGCGCCCAGAGTAAGTGCGCTGTATCTCGCTCACGAGCCTGTACGAGTTTGCGAAGTACACCACGTCGCCGAGGTTCACCAGCGCCCTTGCCAGAGCGCATGCGAAGTACGTCTTGCCCACCCCGTTCGGGCCGTGGATGTAGAGCGACCTGCCGTTGTGGACGGCGAGCTGCATTCCCTTCAGGTCGCAGTCGGCGAGCATGTACGCAGACGGTATCCCGGCTTCGGAGAGCAGCCTGTCGGTCCTGCTCTCTATGCCCATGTCCCTCTGCGACGCCTCGCACCCGCAGCTCCCGTAGCAGTAGACGTCGCGCTCCAAGCCGAGCCCTGGCACGGAGAAGCGGGTGGTTTTGAGAGGCTTGCCGCATCTCGGGCACTCCTCCCACATCGAGAGGACGCCACTCCCGCCTTTAGGCTTGAAGCCCTTGAGCGGGACGTCAATCGTACTTCGAGTACCTGACGGCATCGCCTTCCTCCCTCCTCGCCTCGCTCAGATATCCCTCGAACTTCGGCGAGAACAGCGTCGATGGTCGCAGGTACTCGCGCATCCTCTGGTCGGAGCCCCA